AAACAATTGAGGTAATAAAGAAAATAGTTGAGGTGCTGGAAACAGACCTCCATCCTGCCTTGCAAAGATTGAGTCCAATTACACAGCAGGCCGTACTCGCTATGGCATTAGGAACGGGACTGATAAAAGAAGATATTATGAATCTTTCGGCCATCTTTCCCGAAGAGCTTGAACCGTCGGCAATAAATACTTTTGATGTTATAGCAAATGCACAATCGGTTTTAAGGGAAAGACTTTTTGAAGGGAATGAAGAAATAAAACAAAACTGGAAAGATACTTTTACTGATATTGCAAATTGCGCCTATGCAGTTATAAATGGACTTGATACTGCATTTGCTCAAGCATACGAAAATCAAATGATCCGGATCGACAATGAGGAGAAGAGAACATTTGAAGCCCTAGACAATAAATATGACGCAACTATTGAGGCGAATAAAAAAATAGTTGAGGCTGAGGAAGAAAAGACGAAAGAGATAATGAGGGCCATAGATGATGAGTATAACGCAGCCAGAGTAGCGGCCGAAAATAGCATGAAGGATGGAGAAGAAAAAACAGCCTACTTAGCAATGTTAGAAGAAAAATATCAGGCTGATTTGAATAAGGCAAGAGCAGATAGGGAGAAAGCCGAACAGGAAACCGCAACCGCATTGGAAGAAATCGAAGAAGCCAAGAACGAAGCCTTGAGAATTGCCAGCGAGGACTTGGAGAAGAAAAGATCGGATGCCAGGAGGACGGCTGCCAAACAGGAAAAGGCCGTTGCTTTAATGAGTGCTATTGTCAACACGGCTGCCGGAGTAACAAAAGCTCTATCATCGACGATCCCGCCATTCAATATCATATTGGCAGCGATTACAGCCGCGGCTGGAGCTGTTCAAATCGGTTTAATTTCAGCTAAGCCCATACCTTTAGCAGAGGGGGGAATTGTCACGCAACCGACAACGGCCCTGATAGGAGAGAAAGGGCCGGAAGCTGTTATCCCCTTGAATAAACTACAGCCAGCTTTAGCAGGGGGCCTGGGTGAATTTAAACAGTATAATTATTTCTATGGTGACATAAACAATGCCGGGGATCTTGACGAGATATCACGTAGGCTTGCAGAAAAAACCCGCCGGGCGATTGAGAGAGGACGATCATGACTATAGAAAAACCCAAGCTGATTGACAGTATAGGTCAAGAATATGTTTTGCCACGCACGTTTGAACTGCGCTCAGATCCATCAGCCAGAAGAAGTAAGCTCCTGGATCTAGCCTTTACTCATGGTGCAAAAGATGTTTCAGATTCTATGTTCGCCCCAAAATTTATCGAGATCACAGGTAAAATATGGGCGGATACCGATGCTGAATATAATACTAAATGGGATGCCCTGGCAGAACATCTCATAAAAGAAGATATCCGAATACAAAATAAAGGTCGGCAAATCTATCTCAAAAAGATCGTGGGAATCTCTCATAACTACCCGTCTAAGGTTCATTATAATTATGGGGAGGTTTCGATCACCTTTCTTGCTGCTGATCCGTTTTGGTATTCATTATAATTATGGGGAGGTTTCGATCACCTTTCTTGCTGCTGATCCGTTTTGGTACTCTAAAACAGAACAGGAAAAAAACCAGGCGATAACAAGCTCACCTAAACTCTTTGATTTTGTAATTGGCGGGAAGATGGAGACCTGGCCAATTATCACGATTGAAAATAATGCTGACAATTTCAGTTTCGTCTTGATGAATAAAACAGACAGCGATCGATATTCTACCGTTGATGATGCGGGAGCGGGATCGGGTACGACCATTGTTATTGACACTAAGGCGGGGACCGTAAAGCGCGGGGCAACCAATATTATCTCGGCATTCTCCGGACTTTTTCTTAGACTTTTGGGCGGCAGGACAAATGAATTTTCATACATCGGAGCTAACTGCGATATCAAAATGGAATATTTTGAGGCATGGATCTAAACAATGCCGCGACTGAGAGAAAAGCAACGTCTCCGAGAGATGAGGATCCTCGGCATAACTCTTGGGATTCCCGATGTCCCATATATCCCCTCTGCACCCGGGACACTCCGGGGATTTAAACTTAAATTTTATGATCTTAGTGACGTTAAAATCGGGGAATTGGGATCTGACATAAAGACCGGGATTATCTCGAATGTGAATTTTGAATTGATGGGCCTGGGGTGTGCCGCCTTTTCTTTTGTTTGCGATAACGTCCCCTCCTTTGCCCTCTCCTACAGGACCCGGGTTGACATTCATCCTTATTTCGATACGGTGCCTTGGTTCACGGGATTCATCCAAGTCCTCCCGCAGCCGGGAAAAAAACGGCCTTATGAATATTCGGGATTTGGGTTTTTCGAACAGCTGGATTGGGTCACAATTACCGAGTCATATGAAAACCAGGACATAGCAGTTATCGTTAAAGATATCGTCCAGGACACCGTTGCTCCAAATACTCAGATTATTTATAACGAAAGCAAAATCACAAGCCCGAGCTATACGGTCATCAAGGCTGACTTTGATCATGTCCCTGCCAAAGGCGCGATCCAAAAGCTGGCAAATATGGCGCAGGGATATGAATTTGGGGTTGATGATTCCCGGGAGTTTTATTTCCGGGCGATCGATACGGAGATCTATCACTCATTTTGGACGGGGAAACATTATCAGGATGTCCAGATAGAAGAAAATCCGTTTACTGTTAGGAATAAATTATACATCAAGATCGGAAAAATTCAGGTGGGAGGGTCGAATATCATCGGGAGCGTCCAGGATAATCCGAGCATTAACACGTATGGCCTTCGGGAAGCGGTGATCAATATTCCGGAATCACTCAATGAAGCGGATGCAGAAAGATGGGCCGATGAAATCCTGGCTGAGAAAAAAGATCCGGAGATAAAGGCAACGATAAAAAATGTGATATTTGATGAGACCCGGGCAAAAATCAAGGCAAAGGGAAAGGCCAGAATAACCACCTATGAAGGCTCAGAGTATACACTACACATAAAAAGGGTCGGATACTCAATTTCCGCCGGCGGGATAACCGGCGATATAGAACTGGAGTAAATAATGCTTGAGGAAAAATTTCTCGAACTCATTAAGCGATTAGATGAGGAAAAACGACTTAGCGATAAAAGAGCAAAGCAGCTATATGATATGATTTTGGCCGCAGAAATAGGAACGATTACATTCAAGGGATTAATTGATACGCCAGCAAATTACACCGGGGCAGGGGATAAATATATAAAGATAAATAACACGGAGGAGGGGGTTGAATTTGGCCGGAGATTATTTGTTTCCTCCGCTGATCCCGGCGCAGGGGATGGAGAAGATGGTGATATTTGGTTTAAATACACAGAATAAAGGAGTTTAAAATGGCATGGGAAACCGGAAGTTTTATTAACACGGATGCGGGAAATTTGATAACTGTCTTTGATGTCGATCTTGTGGCCAATGCGAAATGGTCTATTTTTGATGCCGCAGCCGGGACAAATTGTAAAGTTTACAGGTGTTACGATGCTGCGGAGAATGTCGATTTCTACGTAAAAGTCGATGACAACTATACGGGCTATGCGGTTATTGAATTGTGGGAAGGATGGAACGAGGGAACCCATACTGGCACAGGCAGTTCTTTAACGACTTGTGGTGGTTATGCGATGCAAATTTATAGACCTATTGGGGGATGGTTGATGTCGGTCAGGAATCACAGGTTTATCTTTATAAATGCGACATACTGCGGCACTTATATTGGCCAGCTGGTCCGATATGACACCACAAAAAACATGCCGGTTTATATCGGATCGCAAGTTCAGACAGATTGGAACGCCATAGGTTATTATGATTCAGCTTCTCTGTCCGCCTGGTGGACTCTTTTCGACGAAATTGGAAGTCAAAGACTTCTCTGTTCTTATGGATATTATACGTCTTATAAATTTATTAAAACTATTGCCGGCACAATGCTGATCTCTGAAACACCTATTTTTAATGATACCTCAAAGTTAGTCCTGGGACTCATGGAGGGTTCCATGCACTTATACGATGCTGATAATGGTTTGGCAAATGGCGATATTATCAGCATAAATGGGATAGAGTGGATAGCTATCGGAGGATTGTCGAGTCCTAAATATTGGAATCTGGTGGAAAAAGCATAATGGCAAATTACGATGGAATAGCCTGGACCCGGGTTGAGAGTTTTAAAAGAATTGGGATGTTAGTCAATTCTGAGGTTGTGCGTCATATTAATCGGGCGATTATTACGACCGATAAACCCCAAACTGGCAGCCATTCGATGCTAATTATGGCAGGTGGACAGCATCAATTTTTCATCGGGCTCGATGCAGGCAGCCAGACTGTGACAGTTTATGTTTGGCCTCCCACAAATGGGGTTTGTGTGCTTGAGATCATTGATCCTGATAGCAAAGAAACCAAAGGAATAGATATAAACGAAGGAACGGGAGCTTGGGAGCAATTGTCAATTACATTTACGGCGGAACAAAAAGTTTATATCGGCTGCCTGCGAAATAATACTCCGGCTAAAGAGGTGGATTCAAGAGCATATTTTGACAATATAGCAATATCATGAACGACTTTGAATATGGAAAAATGTCTTATGTGGGGAAGCCTATTGGAGACATGGAATATCTCAAGGTACCGGCTATTGTCAAAGAAATTACGGCCGTTGGAATAAAGATCTTCACTAAAATTTCAGGGGCATGGAAAGAAGCCGTTGCATACGTCAAAATTGCGGGAGCATGGAAAGAAAGCTCGCCACTTGTGAAAGTTGGCGGATCCTGGAAAAATGAATAAGCGATCAGGAGGTTAATATGCCGATCGAGAGATTCAAGGATAGTTATAAAAATTGGCGCTGGAATCCCTTCACTCCGGCGGACATGGCCATTGCCAAAGAAGAGGACAACCTTTACATCCCGGCCGGGAGTCCGTTTCTCGTCCAGCTCCTGGAGGTGCCGCGAAAGAATGATCCGACCTCAATTACGGTTTACTGTTATGATGATACAATGTTTTTTGTGGAGGTTTCCGGAGCGCCGACTCAGGGTCAGTTTAGGGTTGATTATCCTCCCGCAGATGGGGAGGGAACGGGACTTGTCGAATTCAACCAAAACGATGCAAGCAAAGAGGTTCGATTTAATTATATGGCCACGGGATCACCGGCCCTGGAGGAGTTTCTTGACACAAAGGTTTCCTATCCCGCAGGTAATCCGGCAGATAACCAGATCATCGGTTTTGTGTCCGGAGCTCCGGATTGGAGGAATAATCCGATCCGATATTTTCATGAAGGTCCGGTCATTTATAATTCTGTGGGAGAGGATGAAAGCTGTCTGTTATTCCGGTTCAAACGAACGGCGAAGGAGGGAAAGGTTTATCTTGAGCTGAAAGGCGCCAAACTTCATCAGGGCTATTATAGTGAACTTTTGCAGCATAACCACGGAGTGGGGACCTTTTCTATACCGGCAGCACCGCAGCACGTACACGGCGCAGGAAGCCTAGCCGGAACGCAGCCAAATCATTCTCATATAATAACGGGATATTCAGGGGTTCAGGACACATCTCATAATCATGTAATTAGTGACATCAGCCATCAGCACTCAATCCCGACGGAAGGAAGTGGCGGGCAAACGGGATGGAGTAATGGTTGCTCCTCTCCCACTGACAATCAAAGTGCTAGCCATAAACATGGCGCTCAAGATTATATTATAGGAGATGACGGGAATGATGCTGTTACGATAACGGGGGAAACAGATAATGAAGGAGGCCACGATCACGTAATCACAGGCAGCACGGCAAACGTAGGAGTTGTGGCAAAGACATATCCGGATCAACTCAAAATATATATTAATGGAGTTGATAAATCGGCAGAGGTTTTAGCATTAACAGGATTGACACAATTCGGGGATTCTACATCTGGCCACGCATTTGTCACAACCGGTTCCGGAGAGATGGATATATCAAGTCTTGTTTCGGCTGCCCAGATCCATGAG